GATAGACGAAGTTACTCTCCTAGAACTATTAGATATCTCAAGTGAAGAGATTGTTTATCATTTTCAAGACAAGATAGAAGACAAGATAGATGAGCTTGAAGAATTAGTTAACGATAATAAGAAGGAATTTGATATATATGACGACAACATTACCTAGTATTTACCAAGAAGTAATACATCAAAGTAGATATGCAAGATTTATACCAGAAAAAAACAGAAGAGAAACCTGGCAAGAAACAGTAGATAGACTAGTAGACTATCTTATACAGAAAGCTCCAGAACTACATAAAGAAATGCCAAGTATCAAAGAGGCAGTACTTAACTTAGACGTAATGCCTTCTATGAGATTATTAATGACAGCCGGAGAAGCCTGTGAACGGGATAACATTGCAGCTTATAATTGTAGTTACCTTGCTATCAATAATAAGCGAGCCTTTAGTGAGGCACTCTACATTCTTATGAATGGAACTGGTGTAGGTTTTTCATGTGAAAGACAAGACACTAATAAACTACCAGAGATTCCAAAAGATATAAAAGAATGTGATGATGTTATTGTTGTAGAAGACAGCAAACTAGGCTGGGCAAAAGCATTTAAAAAACTAATATCTTCTTTATATGAAGGGGATATACCTCAGTTTAATTTTTCTAGAGTCAGACCAGCAGGAGCTAGACTTAAAACCTTTGGAGGTAGAGCCTCTGGTCCTGACCCTCTTAAAAAACTATTTCAATTTGTAACAGATACATTTAAAGAAGCTAAAGGACGTAAGCTTAACAGTATAGAAGTACATGATATTATGTGCATGATAGGTCAGATAGTTGTAGTAGGTGGTGTCCGTAGGTCAGCACTAATTAGTTTATCTAATCTAACAGACAGACGTATGAGAGAAGCTAAGATGGGAGCTTGGTGGAATGACCATCCTTATAGAGCCTTAGCTAATAACTCTGTAGCATATACAGAAGCTCCAGATTCAGAAGTATTTATGGAAGAATGGTTATCTTTAGTTAAGTCTAAGTCAGGTGAGCGTGGTATCTTTAATAGACTAGCAGCACAAGCACAAGCTAACAAGTGGGGTAGACGAGACCCATCATTATCTTACGGGACGAACCCTTGCAGCGAGATAATTTTGAGGGATAAGCAATTCTGTAATCTAACTGAAGTAGTTATACGTGAGACAGATACAGAAAAAGATTTAGCACGTAAGGTTAGACTAGCTACGATACTAGGTACTATACAATCTACTCTTACTAACTTTCAATTCTTATCAGCAGAATGGGTTAAGAACACAGAAGAAGAAAGATTATTAGGTGTGTCATTAACTGGCATTATGGATAACAAATTAACATCAAACCCAGACCCAAAGATGTTAGAAAGGTTAAGAGATGAAGCTCGTAAAACTAACGAAACAATATCAGAAACACTTGGAATACCAACGTCAACAAGCATTACATGTGTTAAACCTTCTGGCACTGTTTCTCAGCTCGTTGATGCTGCTAGTGGTATTCATGCTCGTCATAACGACTATTACATAAGAACAATTCGTATGGATAAGAAAGACCCTATCTATGATTTTATGAAAGATAGTGGTATCAAAGTAGAAGATGAACAGTTTCATCCTAATGAAACAGCAGTGTTTAGTTTTGCAATGAAAGCTCCTAAAAATGCCACTACTCGTAATGATAAGACAGCTATAGAACAGCTAGAAAACTGGTTAATATATCAGCGTCACTGGTGTGAACATAAACCTAGTGTTACCATATCAGTTAAAGATAACGAGTGGGTAGAAGTAGGTGCATGGGTATGGAAACACTTTGATGAGATTAGTGGTGTATCTTTCCTACCTCATTCAGACCATACATATGCACAAGCTCCCTATCAAGATTGTAATAAAGAAGCTTATGATGAGTTACATAAATACAATCCTAAAGAATTAGATTGGAAAACTTTTGTAGAAAAAGAAGACAATACAGTAGGAGCACAAGAACTAGCTTGTAGTAGTGGTTCATGTGAGATACTATGATAACTGAGTTTGTATTAATATTAAGTTTAGTAGGAAACTTTAGTCCTTCTGAAAAGTATGAAGCTACCTTTAGTAGTTGTGAAGAAGCTAGTGAATACTATGAAACTTTTTATAGAGGTAAGAAAGAATATAATGGATATAGATGTATCAGAAAGGATTTAATTGTAGAAAGAGATAAACTAAAATTAGGAATTTAAATTATGCTAGAGTATATATTAGTAATTTATTTAAATAGTAATCCAGAATATATAGGTACATTTCAGGATTGTTTTTCAGCTGAACGATATGTAAGGCAAGTCTATCCTACATATAATAGTAGTTGTTTACATAAAGAATACATTTATTTACCTGAAGATTTACAAGAACATTTTTTTATAGAGCAACCTGATGGTAGCTTTAAAGTTTTACATCAAGTTCAGGAGCATGATTAATGGCAATTACAGCATACCCTATTATGGGAGTTCAATTCGGATTTGAATTTACAGAACAACTTGTAGATGATAACGAAGTAAGCTATTTACTTATTGATTTATTTATTATAAGATTACAGATTGCGTGGTATAAATGAAGATAGCAGTGATTGGAAGTAGAAGTATTAGAGACCCAAAGGTACTCGACATAATAGACAAGTACCTTTCAGTCTACAAAGATAAGAACTATACTATCCTTATGGGTGATGCCAAAGGAGTAGATGAGCTTACTAAGCACTACGCAGACGCACACAATCTAGACGTAGTTAAGTTCTTACCCTACCATTTACTAGATAACAAAACAGAGTTTGATTCTAGACATTTCTTTATTAGAACTAAACAGTTAGTAGACAATGCTGATAGAGTCCTAGCAATATGGGATACTAAAAGTAATGGTACAGAATACGCAATTAAATATTCACAGAAACAAGGTAAACCTACAACTATTATAAAGTTATAAGATAGTCAGCTTCTCTTTTTCTTCTACTATCATATCTATCACCAAAATTTTTAAGTTCTGTTTCAACAGCATCCCAATTACCTTCAGTTATAGCTTTCCAAAACTTAGGAGTTTTAGTAGCTAAGTCTCCATATTGAAAACCAACAGAAACAATAACAGTTTGTTGTTGTCTAGATAAGTCTGAAAACTTTTTACCTGTAGTTTTTTCATAGCTTTTAATTATTTTATTTGATTCTTTTTGTTTAATAGTTTTATCTATTAATTGTTGTTCTTCTTTAGTTATTGTTAATGGCTTTTCTTTTAATTTTTTATAAGCTTCTTCTTTAGTTAATCCTAAATAAGGACTAAATTTATCTTGTAATTCTTGTGGAAAATCTTTTAAGTCCTCTGCATTACGTTGACCTAAGTCAAATCCTGTAGCTATAGTAACACCTGAATTAGAGTTTTTAGGGTCAGGTACATAACCTTCTAGTTTAGTTCCTTCTTGTTGTCCAATAAATTCCCAATCTATTTCAGTAGCTTTAGGCTCTTCCATAAACTTATGTAATTCTTGAGAGCGTTCATTAAGTTCTTCTCCTGTATTATAAATAGGAAACTTACCTGCTTCTATGTCTTTTTGCCAGTAGTTATAAGCTTCTTCTTCTGACATAATCTTTTTTGTTTCTCTGTTATATCCTGGAACTGCTACAAATTTATTATCAGGTGTTTTAATACCAATACTATATACAGTAGTTACAGAACCATCTTCATTAATAAGCTCCTTACCTTGTTTAACTGTATCAGTATGGTAATTAAGTATTTCTTGTTCTTGTGGGGTTACTGACTCTTGTTTTGATAACTCCATGTAATTAGGGGTATCATTAGGATTAGCTGTACCTAAAGGAGGAGGAGTTACTGACTCTTGTTGTGTAGCTTTTTTTTCTTCTTTACCCCATTTAAATACATCAAAAGTATCTAAAAAATCAAGATTAATCGGCATCAGTAACAAGCTCCAGATTATTAAGTTCATCTTTTAGTATCCGTTCTGCCATTTCAATAGGGTCAGTCCCTTCCATCATAGCTCTAATTTTAATATATAGGTTAGCTCTTTGAAGATTAGCTTCCATTGCTGGAGGTAATGCATCAGGGCTAGTTAAACGTCCTGTATTTTTATCTAGTATAATATTGTAGTCAGCATCTTGGCTTTCTCTTTGAAATACAGCCATAGTATATTGTCTAAACTCACCTAAAGACTTTATAATAGAAGATTTAAAATCAGGATTACTATAAAAATGTTTAAAGACTTCAGGTTTTAATTGAGATAAAGCAGTTAATTGTAAATCATATCCTTTTAATTTAGTAGCAGATTTACTATTAAAATCTTGAGCATGTATATTATTTAATGTAGCACTAACTAAATTAATATCACCAGGCTGAGAAGAAGTATCTGCTTTTCTAATAGCTTGTTCTACTACTACACCCCAATCAGGGTCATTAATAACATCAACTTCAGTAGCTGAATAAGAAGTATTTTTAGGTTCAGACATAGCTTTAGCATACACTTGTAATTCTTTTCTAAAGACTTCTTCTAAGTCTTGACTTAAAGCTCCTGCTCCTTTTAATTTAGACAAGGTATCAGCAAGACCATTTAAAGTTTTTTGAGCAAGTTCAGCATTTCCAAACTGCATCATAAATTTAGTATCTAAATCTGTTTTAACAATGGAAGCTACATTTTTTTTATATTTTTCTAAACCTTCTAAACTTAAATCACTTATCATTTCTTTACGAAATAATTCAAAAGTAGCATTCATAGTTGTATTAAAAGATTTAACATCTTCTTTATCTTGAGGCAATTCATCATACATTTCTGCTACAGCTGTTTCAAATCCAGCAATTAATTCTCTAGCTGCTAATACTTTTGAATTGTAATCAGGGTAATTAGTATTATCAAGAAGAATAGCTTTTACTCCTTGAGTAATTTCAGTATGTAGCATTTCTTTTATGTTAGCTGTACCTCCTGCATCTTTCCATATAGCATAAGTTTCTATTTTAGATAAGCCTTCAGAGCTTTCTAATAAAAATTTAGCTCGTTCATACTTACTTGATTTACTTTTATAAAAATCATAAGCTACTTCTAGTTTATCTCTAGGTAAATCATAGGCACTACCTTCAATAAAGGGGTCAATAAATTCTACCTTTTGTTTATATTCTTCTAAAGCTATTTTTTGTGCAGTTTCTTGAGCTTTAATTTGATAAGCGTAAAGGTCATTTGTTCCTAATTGATTTGTAGTTTGTGCATATCTACTTACAATTTCATCTTGTGCCCACATATTGTTATTAACTAATTTTTGAATTTCAGTTTTGTTTCTAATCATACTTTCATAAGGATTATAAATTCCTTGAGCTTCCCCTTTAGAAAGAGTACTAGTAATAGTATCAACTCTATCTAAAATTTTAGCACGAGCATCTCCTTCAAGACCAGGTAATTCATTTTGCAAAGCAGTTCGCTCTGATATTAATAAATTTCTACCATCAGGACTATTAGCTAAAGCTTCTTGATAGTGGTCATAAGCAAGGGCATTAGCTTCTTTAGTTACTTTATTTTTTTCTAATTGTTCATAATTACCTAGCCCAAGCATAGCTCCACCCGCTAAAGTAGTAATCAAAGAATCGTCTATAGCCCCAGATTTATCTACAACACCAGGTTGTACTGTTAATCCAGGATATAGCTTTTCCATTTTAGTAGTTTCAAAGTCTGATTTCGCCATGTTAGTCCTCTTTTAAATCTTGTAGTTCGTTATATAAAGTTTCTAAAGTGTTTCTGTATTCAGAGTTAGGTGCTAATTCTATAAAAGATTTTATAGCTTGTATGTCTTCAGTAGAATATTTAGGATTAGCATGTATTCTTCTACGTTCTAGTATGTCATTAAATAATGATTTAAGTCTAGATTTTTTAGATTGACTATCTAATTTAATTAGCTCTTCCCAAAACATGTCTCTTTGATTATCTGTGAATTCAGCAATAAAGTTAGCAGTTCTAAAAGATTCTGTTATTTCACCAAAAGTTAAGTCATATCCATTAAGAATTAAACCTGATTCCCACCAGCTTTTAGCTAGTTCAGCTATACGTTCTTTTTCATCTTTTAAAGAAAACTTAGTTTCAAAAAAGATTCTATCTTTATCATTAGGTACTGAGAAGGCAGTAAGAAACTTATCAAAGTTAGACACAGGTGTACCTGTAGTTTGTCCTAGTCTACTAATTTTTTCATTTAATTTAGTATACATAAAAGTATTCCATAATGAACTACCACCTGAAGTTAGTCTAGCTAACTGTACTAAACTAGATTGTAACTTATCATTAAATGCAATATTATCATGTTCAGTAAACATAGAATCAATTAACTTAAATGTATCTATTACTTGTATTGCTGTACGTGTAGCTGGTCCTAATTGATAATTAGGTATGTCAGCACCTAGCATTGTTGCTAAAGTTTTCCAGAATGAACGATAAACACCACCAGCCTCAGTACCAAAAGGTGAGTATACTTGTGCTATATCAGCAGTTGATGTAATTAAATTACCATTATCATCATAAGTAGGGAAGACAGCATCAGCTGTTCTATTAATAATTAATCTAGTTAATGCTACATCATCTAACATTTTAGCTACATCTTCATTACCAGAAGCATTAAGACTATCAAGTATAAGTTCTCCAAGACCATACACTAAGCCTCCACGTACTCCAAATACAGCTAAGTTATATGCAGCTAAAGCTCCACGTTGAGTAGGTGAATAAGGAGAAGCTCCTTTATTCCATATAGATTCAGAGGCTTTCATACCAAATGCCTGAAACTGTCCAATGTATTGTAAAATAGGTACACGTTGGAAAGCATATGTATTTTCTTTAATCATAGAACCAGCTAGTTGATTAGCATCAAATGTAATTTCATTCATAGCTGTTTTACTTCTCCAGTTTTTACCTGGATTATTTTTAACCCATAGTGAACGAGCAGCATGCCACATACCAACACGGTTCATATATTCACCAGCTTCAAAACCATACTTACCATAAGTTGATAAAGCTTTATTAGCTAGTCTACCAAAAGTAGTTCCTCCTGATAATGTATCTACTTTATGACTAAAGATACCTTTAGCAAAGTAGTGTTCACCAGTAATACCATGACCTACATCTTCAATGTATTTAATAATATATTGATGGTCTTTTAATGTAAGTTTAGAAGAGTCAACTCCTAAAGATTTTTCTATTTTTCCTTGTTCATAAGCATACTTAAATAACTCTGGATTATACTTAGCATATTTTCCTTCAATACCTTTACTTTGTAATAGTTTAGCATGTACTGTACCTACAGTATTTACAAAAGTATTTAAACTATCAGGACCTACAATCATAGGACCAAATATACCAATAGGTTGTAACGTTAAGTTTCTCCACAAAGCCGCAAGTGTAATTTTAAATGTAGTAACATAACGTCTAGGAGCATCAAGAACTACATTAGGATTACGTTCCCATCTACGGAAAAATTTAGAAGCATGTAAAAACATTGGAGAATCTGTAGCACTACCAAGTTTATCAGCTATCATAGATAAATATCTAGCCCACATTTGCCCACTATGTCCTTGACCCATAGCATGCATACGTTCCCACTCAGCTACAGCTTGTCTATATATGCGTTCATTACCAGGTTTTATTTGAATTTCACTAGCTTTAGTAGGATAAACTTCACTACCATGTTCTAATCTAACTTTACCTTTGTAAGCTTCAAGCCAACCAACTTGCATTTGTTCAAGAACAGGCTGCATAAATGCATCTGTACCTAGTCGTTGAGTAGTAAGTACAAAAGATTCTAAAGGGTCAGCATATATAGGATTATAAATATTATCATTAGATGCTTTAGCAGGTCTAGCAACAGCTTCTCTAATTAAATGAACTTCAAGATTATCACGTGCTGTTAATTCTTCTGCTTTAACTACATCAAAATCATATTTAGTAGAGTCCATCTCTGGAAGAAGGTCTCTATTTTTATTCATCCAAGCATTAGCTTCGGTTTTAGTTTTAAACATAGCAACAGTATTAGCATTAGATTCTAACAATGGAATCTCACGAGCTAATGTACCAACAGGTGCCATAGTTAGTTTACCATTTCTTACTATACGTTTAGGATAAGCTTTAACAAAGAATGTACCTTCTGATATTCTACTAAAGTGTCCAGTTTTAGTAGGAACAATCCAATCAGGTACTCCTGTTAACTTTTGTCCTTTAGGTAGTATAGCATAATCAAACATAGCTCCTGTTTCATCTCTAAAAGGTTTAGCTAATTTAACTATTTTCCTTATTGGTAAATCATTTTGATATAAAAATTGCTCAACAGCTATTGTTTGATTGTTAGCTTCATGTGCATTCCATTTAAATGCAGTTTGATGTTCAGCATCCCATAATGTATCTAAATTAATTTTACCTGTATTTTCATCAATAGGAAATTGAAAGACATCTTGTACCATTATTCTTTGTTTGTTACCATCCATTCTATTTATATCTATATAATCTTTAAATCCTTCTGTGACATATCTGTTAATTTCACGTTGATTTAATAGTTGATAACTAAATTTATCTATTTGTCTCATCAAGGCAAGAGTATCTTGTAATCCACGAACATGTCTAATGTCAGGACTATAGTCTAATAGCTTATAAATTTCATTAGTAGTAAATAAATCAGATTGATTTCTAGAAGCTTCTATTAAAGTTTTAAGGTCCTGCCTAAATCTTTTAGTAGCTAACTTTACACCAAGTAAAGACTTATCATACATATAAGTAGACAATACTTCTAGTTGCCTTTTAGCTGCACGTTCTGCAAACTGGTGACTCATTGTCCAACTTCGTTCTAAAGCTTTATCAGATTTACCAAAAACAGCTAACCAATTAAAGGCTCCTTTATTATCAAAGATAACTTCTCTACCCTTAGTAGCTACTCTACCTAACCAATTTAAACTAGGGTCTTGTTCCCAAGGGGTCTTATTAAAATCGTCAGCTAATTGTCTTACTTCATCAAAGAAATCTCCTGTTCTTTCCCATTTTATTTGATACCTAGCTGTTCCATACATTTTAATATCTGTTAAAATACTAGGTAGTTCGTCTTTAATAGGTACTTTGTATAAAGGATTACCAGCATCATCTAAGGCTTCCATAAATACTTTACCACCATCTGTACCTTCAGCTTCATTAAGACGTTTTACTTTAGCTTGAAGAGCAAGACCTGCTTGATGAGCTTCTACTATATTAGAGTAAGCAAACCCATCTTTATTAAAAGCTAATGACATTTTAATCTGTGTACCATTACTTACAATAGGTAATACAGTTTGACTAGGAGCCATTTCAATAGGTATATCACTAACTATATCTGAATATATATTAGCATTTTCTTCCATCCAAGAGTATCGTTTTTGATAATCTTTAAAATAAGGATTAAGTACAAAGTCTCTGGCTATTTCAGATTGTTCTAATTTAAGAGCTTTAAATCCAGGAGTAGCATCAAAGGTTTCTCCTTGATACGCATTACGAACAAACTTAGGCATCATTAACATATTAATAAAACTTTCAACAGATATATTCATAGCTTTAGAAGCTTGTCCTGTTGTATCTTCCATAAATATTTTACTTAACTCTTGAGCTGTAGACTTATTACTATTAATAGCATCAAGTAAAGGAGACTTTTTAGGAATAGTTATACCTAAATCTTCTACAGTTCTAGTAGATAAGTCATCTATAAAAGGTACATCTGGTTTAAAGTCAGGCTTTCCTTCTAATAGTTTAACTACTTGATATGCATTTGGGTCTGTAACTTTAAGGTAGGCATCTTTAGATAATTTTGTTCCTTTTCTAAAGATAGGAATAGAAAACGCTGTAAGAATTTCTAAAGGAATCTTAGCTTTATCTACATCATCAGGGGATATTTTAGTAGCAGCCCATGTTAAACCTTCATCTAGTTTAGTAAATCCTTGAGTAACCCAAGCTTCTTCTATATCTTCACGTTCAACACCAAGAGCATTAGCTACATAGAAAAAAGCATCATATAAATCTTCACCCCAAGATTCATTAATTACTGTTCTAGCTTTAGTTCTTGCATCTGTAACTAATTGTATTTCTTCCTCAGTAGCATAAAGGAATCCTGTATAAGCTAATTCACTAAGATAAGGAGCAAGTCCTACAATAAGAGTATTAAATAAGGCAAGAGGTTCTGCTACAACAGGGTCATAAATAGACTCCATAATCTGGTCAAACATAGAACCATCTAATTTTTTATTAGGTTCTTGTTCAGGTACTGGAGTTTTACCTGTAACAATATCATTAATAATTCCAAGACTTTCTAAAAAATCTTCTTTTGTTTTATAATTATGAATTTTATAAGCAAGTCCATCAAGCTCTTCGTCAGTTATTACAGGGTTTTCGTCTATTTCTTTTTCTTGTAATGTTTCAAGATACATAGACCTAAGACTAGCTTGAGCTGGGTCGTTCAATCTTAATTGTTTATCAAGAATATAACTCTTTTCTTGTTTAGTAAAGCTAGGGTCAGCTATCATATTCTCAATAAACATAGCTCTATCTAAATCTTTTTTCTGTCTATATTGAGAACGTAAAGCATTAACAACCATAGAATCTCCAGTTGCTTCTAGTTCTTCTATACGAGTATAATAGTCTTGTAATGGATTTTCTGACTCAGTAAGAGCTGTTGCATAGAAAGCATCATTTTTATTTATAGGACTAGTTAAAGGTAATCTATTTTCACTAGGATTATAAATAGGAAGTTCTGCATCAACATCTAAAAAGTCTTGTTTAATTATGTTTTGTAACATATAATTTATTATCCAGTTTTAATATCAAAAACTTGTTCATTTAAAAAGTTACTTTTATTAAATATGCTTTCCCCTAAAGAACTAACTTGTGCCCACTTACCTTCTTGTCCTTTAGCTGTAAAATAATCTGTACCATAATCAGAACCTAGTTGAGCTTGATTACTTATTGCTTGACTTGCTCCCTCACCAAAATCAACTGCTCCAAGATTTGCAGTTGTTTGTGTTTGTATAGCAGAAGTAGCTCCTAGTAACCCAGAAGTACCTACACCTAATCCTGCACCAGCAGCAGATGCTTGATAACCTCCTGAAATAATACGTTGTTGTCTAAGTAAATCAAGTCTTTGTCTACGTGCTAATGTTTCTTGATAACGTTGTTTCATTTTTTGTTCTTCTTTTTCAACACGTGCTTGTCCTTCTAAAGCTTCTGCTTGAGCACTTACAGCTTTACGTTGTTGAACATAACCCACACCTTGTAATGCCATACTTCCTGCTTGAAAAGGATTTTCAGAAACCAAGCCTCCAACTTTTGAAAGACCTGAAGCAATTGTACTACCTATACCTAATCCAGCTTGAGTTGTTTGTGCAGTACTAATTAAAGCAGGATTAACAAATTTACCTACACTCATAGCTCCAGGTAAGGTTGCTGATTTTGCAGCAGCTGCAGCTGTATAGGCTTGATAGCCTCCATAAGCAGCTGCACCTACAGCTACATAGGGTGCTACTTTTTTTACTACCTTTACTGCTTTTTTAGCTGCTTTTTTATACTCAGGTAATCCTGTATTAGGGTTAATTGTACCAGAACCTCCTAAAGCTTTAAGTAATGCTGCTTCTTGGGGATTAATATGAGCAAGCGTAGTGTCGCCTTCTCTACCCATGCTAGCAACATCATGATATAAAGCTTGTAAAGCTTCTACCTTTTGTTGTTGTGTTAAATTATTAATGTCCATACTATGTCTCCAAGATTGTTATGTAGTTTTGTATTCCATCTTCATCAAAAACTACATGGTCAGGAACTGTTATAGCTCCAAATAGTTCATTAAACTTACGTTCTTTTTCTCCTTCACATAAACCAAATACATAATTAATACCATTTGATTTAAGTTTTTGTTTTACTTTATTTAATGCTTTTAAATATCTTTTAAATTTATTGTGGGACCATTCAGTGCATTCAATATGCATTTGCCAAGCTTTCATTTCTTTACTATAGGTTACTCCAATAAATCCATTACCTTTTTCTTCGTACAATATTACCATTAAATAGTTTCATTCATAATAACTGGTAAACCCCAGCCTAGTATTTGCATATCTTTACCAGCTTCAGATTCTATTTTTAAACTTAATGTTTTACCAGAACCTCTAAGTTTATTTTTAGTTACGATAACACCTTCACCATAGTCAAAAGGGTCAGCAGGTCCAGTTGGTATGTAATGTCTAAGTAGTTTATATGCTTGAAATTGTGTTCCCCATTTACCACTATTAGCAGAGTTTGTCCAATTCCATTGTGCTTGTACTAAACATGAAGATGGGTTAGTTAATTCTAAAGTTCCACTTGCAGCTGTGTATCCATTCTCAGTACGTTTAAAATAAAATTGTATATAGGGTACTTGTTTTTTTCTAAGAAAGTTTCCAAATAATTCCCAACCTGTTACAAGATAACTTAAATAAGATATACCAACAGCATCTGAAGAAACCCAATCTTTAAACGTATCATCTTTATATTTAGATATAGTAAATGAAGTACCTCGTATTGTTAAATAACTAAATTGACTACTTCTATTTATAGCTAAATCTGAGTCTACTACTACAGTATTTCCTGCTGTTACTAATACTTCATCTGTTCCTGTATACACAGTTTCTTCTGTAGATGTGACAGAGTATCCTGGAATAGGTATATAGTCTGCTACATAAGGACTATTACTTGCTAGTGTACTAAACGTATTTTTATACCAAGCTTGTAATGTAAGGTCATATATTAATTCTTTATTATAATTATTAATATAATTAGTTGTACTATAATTTTCACTATCATTATACAACCATCTTACTTGATTTTCTTTTTCATCATAAAAACCTTTACAATGATTTTTACCAATATCAGGTATATTTAAGTATAATGTTTGTATTGTTTTAAGTGAAACAGACTCTGCTCTAAAACGACCAGAAGCACTATCAGGAGCTAATTGATATATACCAGCTTTAGACCAATAAACAAAGTTACCATTAATATCAACAATAGATTTAGGATTAAATACACCATTTGTAGATATCTTAGATACTTGGAAAGAGGTTGCTACAAAGCCACCAGTGTCTCCATATACTTCATACACACCATTTTCAGCAAATACAAGTAATGAAGCCTGTGTTGAAGCTATCTTAATAATTCTAGTTACTTCTGGTAGGTGTACAGTACCTCCATCATTAGCTATAATGTCATTAATACCTGGGTCAGTAGGGTCAGCTTCTTGATAGCACTTAATTAAATCATCATCAGAGGTTACAACTTTAGAAAAGAAAATATAACCAGAATAATTAGGAGACCTAGAATCTCCTCCATTAAGATTTGATACTATACCTGAATAAAAAACTCGTTGTGCATAAGATGCTACAGTAGTAATAGTACCATTTTCAGAATCAGAAGGTAATCCTGTTACCCCTGATTCAGCTTGTCTAGAAGCTCCTCTATTAAAAGCATCAATAACATATGAACCTCTAGATACTTGATACTTAGATGTAGAATTTCTTTCTAATACTTCAGGGTCATATCTTTCATAATCAGCTGAACCTGGATTAGATACTTTACCTAGTGTCCATACATCAGAATTAGAAGGGTATACCAAAAGTTTAGTTTTAGTATAATCAATTGCATCTGCGCTACCTGCAGCTGCTACAGATACTACTTCAGGACTCCAACCTTGATTACGTAAATTATATTTATGTGCATTAGATAAACTAGAGGGTCTTTCATCTACGTCAAGATTATCATCTACACCATATAAATCTCTAATTTTTAAAATTAATTGAGATTGAGTAACTATACCTGTACTTGGATTATAAGTTAATTTAATAGGATGTAATAAATCTTCTGAAGCTATAACACATTTATTACTAATAACAGCTGTTTCAATATTTGCATTAGATAAACCAGAAATAGTAATAGGACTACCACTATTTTTTAATGCTGCACTTGGAGTAGCTGCTAATAAATTAACAAACCATATTCTATTTTTAACTCTAATTAATCCAAGAGATACAGTAGTATCTCCTCCTGGACTTTCCCATACATGAAATGATTGTTTACCATCCCTTAGGTCAGCAGTTGTAAGTCCAGTAACTGTTAATACATAAGACTCTTCAAAGTCTACACCAAGTCTGCGTGAACGAGACCCATCTCTGTTAAGAACAAAGTTTTGTTCATCAATAGAAGCAGACTCAGGAAAGGTTAATTCATTAGCTTCAGTAACAAGACCTTTAATGAAAGACCTAAATGACTTTTCTGTTTTTTGAGCCATCTAGCCCTCGTAGGATTTATGTGCTTTGTCAGCCTTTTTATCTGGTTGGTTATGAACAAAGGTAAGAACAGCAGAATCTACTAAATTCATAGATGTGTATACACCTGATAGTTCACTAGGTAATTCTCCTCCTCCATCCCATTGTAATTTGTAATGTGATGTTCCAGGTTCAATGTATGCTTGTAATTCTTTAATACCTTTTGTTTTATAACTTCTTATTACTTTCATAAGTGGTCCTTATTTAGTTGGTCGTTTTAATAATTGTTGAGCCATACGAGTGGCTTCATGAATACGTCTTGGTTGCTTAATATCTCTAGCTTTTCTTGCAGCTTCTTTACGTTGATTATCTTTATATTTTTGAGTAGCGGGATAATAAGCATTTCCCGGTCCTGTACCTACTTTTAAATCTGGTTTATTAGGAATGTTAGGAGTAGTACTTTGTGTATAAGGGTCTATTTTTTTACCGCCAACTCCTTTAAGAATACCAGGAACTTCAGGGGTTTTATAAGAGGAGCCTCCAATATTTCCAGGAGTAACTTTTAATGCTCCTTTAGGTGAAATAGATTCTCTATTCTTAAACATTCCTCCAGTAGTATCTGTTGGTTTATAAGTATCAAATCCAGAAACAGTTTTCTTTTTTGATAAGTTTTTTCTGTTTTGTTCAATTTTTTTAGCTCGTTGTTTAGCTCTTTGTTCATCTATGATACGACCAAAAAAACCCTCTGGACCAAAAATTCCTTTAGGATTATATCCTTTTTTGTTTCTGTCAGCCATTACTTTTTCCTTTTAACTGGAGTTTTCTTTTTATTATATGAATGTTTTTTACCACAAGCCATAGTCTTTTTCCTTTTCTTTTTACCATACTGTTGACCTTCTATAAAAGCACCAGTATTGCTAGTTAACATACTCATTAATAGTTAGGACCTTTTTTAGATATTGTAGGTCTGCCATAATTAGGATATTTAATCCCACGTTCTAGTTTCCATGCATCTTGACTCATTCTACGTTTATGAGAAACAGAAGTTTGTTCTGCTTTTTGATTAGCTATTTGTTTAAGAGTAATAAAAGAAGTTGATTTAGCTTCTGCTAAAAAATAACTAAACATTTGTACAGGTAAATCAGCAATAAAGTTATCACTTAATGTAAATATAACAGCACGTTTACCAAAAGCTTGAGATTTAGATTTTTGTAAATGTGTATCTGTTGTTTGAATATAATTATCAAATACTACATACTCTTCATCAAAAGATGTATAGTATTCAGGAGCTCTATCTTTATAGATATTAAGTTTAATTCCTTGTAAACTATCTACTACTTGAACTTTACTATCTGTACTATTTCTGACATCTACATGATTAATAAACTCTTCAGGAGTTAAGTATTTAATTTCAGTATATTGATGTTTAGCTAACTCTGTTTTTCTTACATCATACTTAATCCAATGTACATTTTCAATTGTATCTGGTATTTTCATATGAGTAGGTCTAGTATCATTAGCACTGTCTAATTGAAATAACTCATTAAAATGTGGATAGTCTCTACCATTAACAATATTAAAATAAGTAGTTTTAATTATTTGAGCTACTTGCAAAGACTCTACTGAATCATTAATGCTATTGACTTCATCTGAATCCATATCAGATAAGATATCTTGAGCCATTTCAAGTAGTGTCATCTTAGCCATTAACTATGTCCTTGTATCATTAATTGAATAGAAGCATAGTCAACTGTACATGCTCCACTTGCTTTTGAATATATTTCTAAATAATCTGATGTTACTAAACTGACAACAGTAGACAAAGTAATAGAACCCCAAGAACCAGTAGACAAACTTCTAATAACTCTTGAGCCTGTAATCTCTGTACCATTTTTAAATAATGCCCATTGTACATCTTTATTAGAACCTGATGCTTGTTTAGTAGCAAGAGATAATTGTACAAATGCTGTAATACTTTCTGTACCTGAATATGTAATTCTAAGATTAGGAGAAGTAACAATAGTAAAACCATCATTAGCTCCTGTAGTTATTGTATTATTGAGTACTGTATCTGATGTAGTAGTTGTATGTTGATATGCTGGAGTTACCGCATCAAAACCTGTGTATGCTCCAAGCCATTTGTCTTTATCTTTCCATGTACCTGAGCCTGCACCATTAGCTACATATACTTGACCTGATGAAGCAGTAGCTACACCTTTAGGTTCATGAATGTCTGGGTCTGTAATTACATTATGTTGTATTGTCATTTAAATTCCTTAAAAGGAGTGGGGTCCGAAGACCCCTATCCTTATACTTCTACGTGATATTCAACAATAACTGTTGCAGTACCAGCAGTATATGTGCCAGTTGCAGCTACTGTTAGTTCACCAGCATTAGCACCGATAGTAGCACCAACTAATGCCCCGTTGCCTTCAATAACAGCACCAGCAGTAGTTGGAGTAATAGCAGCGTCTAAGCCGTCAGCGTCAATAACTGTACCATCACCTTGGTATAAACCTACGTTAAGGCTTGTACCTCCAGCCCATGCAGTACCTGTAATCCATGTTGAGGATACGATAGTTGCATTTGCAGGAATAGCAAATTGTAAGTTAGTTGAGCCATAGGTAGGTAAATCAGAATAATCAAACTGCCATTCAGCACGTTTAACTTGTCCTGTTGATTTAGCCTGACCGCCCCATTTTGCATCTCTGTCTCTTGGTCCATAGTGATTAAGGACATTGATGCCAGCATTATTTTCATAAGCCATTTTTATTCTCCTTAATAGTTAGATGGATGAGTTAAAATAACACCAAGAGTGTCAACACGTTGAGCACCTAAGCCATAACGTGATGTTACTTGATACTTGTCTGCACGTTCTTCGTTGTCTCTCCAGCCTTCTGTCTGAGGAGCTCGTCTCCAAGCATGCATAATTGGCTTACATGTATCATCTGCTACGCACATGAAGATGTTAGCCTTATCACCAACAGCTGCTGTTTCAGATGTTAAACCATATGAAGAAGCATTAATAGCTTCAGAAGCTGTTAATGTAGGTAGGAAGTTAGAAGTGTAAACATCCCAACCAAATACGTTTCTTACGAAACGATGGTCACGAGCAAAACCTTCTGTTACCATACCTTCAAACATTGGGTTGTTTGATACGTTAACTAAGTTGGTTAAGCTATTTAATGTAGCTTCAACAACAGGGTCAACAATAGCAATACGACCACCAGCTGGTGAGTTTGCTTTATCAAATGCAAGCTTCATAGAAATGAAGTCTTCCAATGTAATAGTTCTAGCATTAGATGCTGCAGAACCTACCCAACGGTGTGGTCGACCATTAACTAAGTTAAGATTTGCACCTGTTTGAGCTGCATTAGCTACGCTTAGGAAACGTGTTTCATGGTTTTCACCAAGAGCACGTGTTGATTCCATAGCACGCATAGCCATTAAAGTATCAACTTGAGAACCATCTTCACGAAGGTCATCAGAAACTTTCCATGCATCACCAACATAGTCAGTGATAGTAAGAGTTAATGTACCTGTGTCGATAGGACTATAGTTGAGAGGAGTATCCTCAGCTGCATCTTGAATTGTTACAGTACCTACTGTCTTGATGTTTAAAGTTGTACCTGAACCGAAGTCTGTTACATCTCTCCACATACCTTCAGGAAGTAGATAGTCATGTAAGTTCTCAAGAATAAACTGTGAATACTGTTGTGCTTCAATAAAAGCACTAGTATTACTAGTCAATTGTGACATAATTTATCCTCTACGCTTGTTGTTTAATTTTCTCACCAGCTGCTCTCCAAGCATCAACTAAATCTTTAGTAGACTTATTTTTACCTACTCGAGCTGAAAACTCTCCTGTAGGTTTAGTTTGTGCTAAAGATTCAGTATTTACAGAACCAGAAGACTTAGCTACATTAGATGGAGCTGAGTCAGTAAGCCCTGCTAGTCGTAAGACTACACTAGGTGAACTAGTAGCGAGACTGTTAAGTTGTTGAGTTGACATACCTAACTCACCAGCAAGTTTGTTATAAACAGTTTCTGCTTGAGACCCATACTTACCCTGAAATTTTTGAGCTACAGAGTCAGCATTTTGTTTAGCAGTCTTGGTCTGTTCATTACGCTGGAGTGTTTGATTTACCAAACTCATAATAGCGTCTTCGTTTAACTCAACCCCTTGAGTGGTGTTCTCTGCGGGTTGTCTAGTTTCAGACTTTAATTCATCAAGAAGTTCTTGTGTAGTTTTGCGTTTAGTTAGTTCTTCTTTCAACTGCGACATCTCTTCCTCTAGGGTTTTGATGTGCTGTTGAGCATGAGGAACTGACCTAAGTGCTTCCACTGCATTAGCATACTTCTTACCCTCACCAACTAAGTCTTGAGCTTCTGTCGGAATTTCAAATAGTTTTGCTTGGGTATCTGTTTGTTGAGTTTCTTGGGTATTTGACTCAACAGGTTGTTCTGTTATTGTTTCTTCTGTCATGTGTTATCTCCTTGGTCAGGCAATAAACTATACAGTTTTGTAAAAGCTTTTTGAATGCCTTGGAGATAAGCTTGATGGTATGACCATGAGGGCATACTAAAGTTTTCTTCATCCATTGCTTTTCGTTGAGCTAATTTAATCTGTTCGTTACAGTAGTTTTTAATCTCTTGTAATGTTTCTTGTTTACTTAGACTCTTACCTTTGTCAGATTTCAAATCCATATATTTATTATACCATATAATTAACGAAATGTCAAGTAATTAGTTACCTAACTGTTGGTCAAGTATTCTTTCATCAACAGTAGGAGCTACTTGAGTTTCTTGCAAGTCTTGTTGAATTTGCATTTTAAGTTTTTCTTGTTCAGCTAATTCAAATAATGCAGCATTATCTTTCATAAAGTCAAACTTTTCAAAACCCATATACTCTTCAACCATATTTGCAAGTTTTTTAGCAGAAATATGAGGAGCAATCATTTGCCCTACTGGACTATTAAAGACTCCTAACATATTTTGCATTAACTGAGCACGTGTTGCGTAATGTCTAGCACCAATAGGTCTAAGTTTACCACGAGCAGTTAAATCTTCTTTAGTAACAGATAGAAAATCTATTACACCATAATCATCATCCATAACTTTAGCTAGTTCTGGAAGATTCATATTACGTTTAGCAGTTTCTAGCATAGTATTTAGTATAGGTTCTAGAAATTCTACTTCAAATTGATTAATTTTATTTTGGAATATACGTGATGCAGCATTTTGTAACTGTTGCACTTCAAATGCAGTCTTCTCACCAGGACTTCTAAAGCCCATAGCCTCTTTAGGAGCTCCTGCCATCTCTTCCATAATGTTTAATATTGCAGCAATCTCATTATTTACTTGAAAAGCAGCAGCATTAGGAGGCATAGTCTCTACATTACCATCTTCTGGTATATGAATAGTCTGTTCAGGACCCCATTCAAAGGGTTCTACATCACCAGTTATCTTAAGAGGAGGATGAATAGTAAGGTCTAAAGCATCTGCTTTAAGATTTTCAAGGTGGTCAACACGATATTGTAATCCAACAAGGTTGTCTAATGGACCCATAGCATATAAGTTGTCCGTTCTTTTTCTCCAACCTACATGATGTTTATTATCACGACCAATATAACTAGGGTTATCAATATTTCGTAAGATGTAAGCTCTATCAATGATAGTAATAATTTTATTTTTATGTAATTTCTTTTCAACTGTATCATAGAAATCACCTTCAAATTCTAGTAACTCTACATAACCGGACTGATAGTATTCTTGTAGTGTACCAAAACCTTCTGATATGTATGGACTAGCCTTATTAATATCTTCTTGTCTAAACTGTGATAAACTATTTCTAATATCAAGAGCTTTATTTACAGCTTTTTGGTCATAACCTAAGTCTGGTCTTTCTTCCATATCAATCATTAGTTCACCTACAGATTTAACATAGCGTGTAAACTTAGGAGACTTATCAAATGAAGGAGCAGTAGGATTAAATACAATATCAAATGGTGATATTCTAGTTAACTTAGGACCATTGTAAGTTGTAATAGTTTCTTTAGTTAAAGGGTCAATATGGTCTTCATTTACATATTGTACTTCTGCAAAAGCATTACCATAGTCAATATAATCATATACAAGTTTAGATACTGTTTCTCTAAATCCTGATTCTTTTAATTTAGTTTTAAGATAAGCTTCAATAGCTCTACGTTTTGCAGCATAACTATCTTCTAGTGTAGCCCCTTCCCACTTCATCCAGTCATCATTAGGAAATAAAGCATCCATGTAGTTAGCATGTAAGTTATCTCTAATCTGTGTTAACTTAGGTAAAGTAGTTTTGTTTTTCCAAGGAAGTTTAGAATTAGATGTAGTGGATGTATCAGTAGCAAAAATATAACTACGCAGTTCTCTCCATTCTGCTTCTTTACTTTCTCTTTGAATCCACCATTGATTATACAACTCAGCAAGATTTCTTGCCATTGTATCTGCATCTATAGCTTTTTCAAATTGTGCGACTCTGCCTGCCATATGTATTCCTTAGAATGTTACTCCACCAAATCTGGAGTGTGTCATAACGTTTTTACTTAAATAACTAATATTGTTTCTGAGTTTTGGTACTAAAGATATTGAAATAGCATTAGCCATTGCATCTTTAATATCATCATGAGGTGGATGTGTCATAGTTAATTCTTCTTCAAGAGGTTGACAATTACCACCTTTGTAATGCCACATTTGTTGATTGTGATATTTAGGTTCTAGTATTGCATTGATACGTTGTCGTTTATCTCCCATGTATCTTGTAGGTCTAAACTCATCTATTACTAATGGAATACCATTAGGTCTAAGATAACTATCTTTAAGTTCTTTAACAATAGTTTGTTGAGCTACTGTAATTTCAGCTCGTAGTTTTCTAAAACCCCACTTCTCCCAAGCTCGTAAAATATGTTCATAGTATTCTACAATCCTATCAGTTTTAAATCTGTCAATATCTAATACGTAGTAATTAGCTTGATGGTCTACACCTATAATAACAAGAGCTGTACTATCAGCTTGTTTACGTAAAGAGAATGCAAAGTCAATTGCTGCATAAACATTTAACTTTCTATCTCGTATATACCAATCCCCTTCTTTATTTTGTAATACACTTCTATCATAATATTGAAAGTTATCTGTAGATATATTTGCAGTTTCTTTACTATTAGGGTCATTGTAATACTGTGCAAAGAACTGAGTTTGGTCAATATACTTAGCTCTAATTCTTGCTAATTCTTTTGCATCAAATCCAAAAGCTTTACCATCTTTTCTTTTTTGTTTAGCCCAAAGAAACTCACCATCTTTTTCTACTACTTTTTGAAACAATTCATATACTGGTTCTTCTGTTTCTAAATCGCCATCTTCATCATACAAAGATTCTTTCATGTTAACCATAGTATCATAAATATCCCTAGGATGATAACGGGTACCAACCACCCACTCAAGAGCTCCAGGATTTTCAATAGAAGCGAGTTGGGAATATGCTGAAGAAACTTTATCTCGCCCTTCTTCCGTATACGCATTACCAGGAACAACAATGTCATCAAGAACAACAATATCAGCATGAAATCCAGTAGTATTAGAAGTAAGCCCAACGGCTTTAACAGTAGCGTCTCGAACACCCTCTTCCTTTCTTCTTGGATGGTCTACTGCTATTTCAGCAACAGCCCACCGTTCACGTTTACCTTCCTCAGGATTAATCATTTCTGCCCAGTATCGTTTATAGATAGGACTATCTATAATATTTTTAATAGCATACAATTGTTTTTCAGCAAGGTCTGCTGTTGCAGATACGTATAGTATTGTAGTTTCAGGATGCTTAGTAATCCACCAAGCAGTTCTATAAGCTACTAACTTAGACTTCATATGTCCACGAGGAAGTAATACTAATTGATTAGCTTTAGCATCTTGCCTTTGCCACCACTGTATTAATTCTTCATGTATAGCACCTAACATTAAATGAGGAGCTACTAATCTTATAAAGGTTAGTAAATCATTTTCTGCTGCCTCTCTGATTTGGTCAATCTGAGTCATGTTATTTTTTCTTTTTCTTTTTGCCCCAGTTGTTTTGCATATCTTTATATGCTTTAGCACTTATAGTAGATTTCTTTTTACTTCTACTAGTGCCTGCTTTTTTTCTTTTATTTATATTTTCTACTAAACTCATTACCATTTCACCTTATCAGCCCAATAAGCTGCACTCATTTTACCTTTAGATATATTCTTAGCATGTCTAGCTTTAAATGATTTACGTCTAGCTTTTTGTTTAGCTGTGCTAGGATTTTTACCAGCACCACTAACACCTTGTTGTCCAAACCTAATAATCTTTTCTTTACCATTAGCACAAGCTTTAACTACATGTGATTTAGTTTTATGCCCTGATGTACGTTTAGGTTTATTACATGGCATATCTTTTTTACTTACAGATTTAGTAGCCATTACTTAGAGATGCCTTTTAACTTTTCAAAAGTTCTTAACCCTGCCATACCTAACATAGCAAAGGTAAGTTCTAATAAAATGTCATGGTCTATTGTAGGAATAGGGCTTGTTACTCCATCTAATCCATCTACATAAACTACAAGAGGATGTCCTACAAATAACCAGAATATACCAATAGCACATGACCAACCAATCATAGGTCTCCAACCAGCAACAAAGACTGACCGGTGTTGTGCTTCTGCTTTATTAATTTCTGCTTGTGCTAGATTAAGTTTACTAGCATTATCAATTAAAGTCTTTTCAATTTCTTGTTTAGCTTTTTCAGCACCAGCTTTATCTGGTATAATTTTATCTAATACTGGTCCTATTAATGGAAGGATAGCTTGTAACATTTATTTCCACCATTTAAATTTATTTACTAAATTATTTAGTCTTACTTTATTTACTCTAATAGCTGTATCTAGTTTAGGCATTACCCACTTTCTAAGTAATACTTCCCAAACTACAACACTAACTATTACTACAATTAATGCATTCATATTATCTCCTTAAATATGTAGAACACTCATAACTACAGCTACAGCAATAGCACCAAAGCCTGTTAGAATTCCCCAAATTAATTTCCAAAGCATTTGTTCAATACGGTCTAATCTATGATGTATTGTGTCATATCTTTCTGCACAAAGTTTTTCGTGAGCTAACAGTTCTTCGCGTGGTGACATTAATTATCAGCCTCCTCTGGTGTATTACCTTCACTCAACCATTGTAAGTATGTTGGGTTAGTGTCATCTACTGGAAAAGATGTAAAACTACCATTACCATTATCTATAATAATATGTTCTTGAGTTTCGCCTTTAATACTTTTTGTTGTTAATATTTTATATGTCATGTTATAGCTCCGCATTAAACGCTATGTAATTAGTACTACCATTTGGCAATACAGCATACATTTTTTGTGCTGTTAATCCTGTAGATGTAAAGTTCATAGTACAAGATGTTGTTCCAGATTCTGCTATTCCAACAGCACTAAATGCTGTTACTGCTCCTCCAAGCCACCAACCTAACCCAGAATAATCAATAGAAGAAGCATTACTTCTCATAGTAACTGGAAATGGTACATGACCATACATATTAGTCGTATTAGCAGCCATTGCCCAAGCAACCCAGTTATTGCTTGAAGTTGAATTCCATTTATAATAATACCTTTGACATCTTGCTAACTCTATATCATAAGGTCTGTGCTCAAAGGGTGTGGCTGTATCCCCTACTTCTAGTTGTACGGCTGTAATGTTCATATAGTTAGAAGTAGTATCGGCTAAATTAGATACTCCAACAGCTCTGTTTGCACTTGTAGCTGCTCCCCATGATGTTTGTAATGTTCCTGATGTGTAAGTAGAGCCAGCACCCAACCAGAAATATAAGTATAAAGCACCACTATTATTATTAGCTAATGTTCCAGTAGTGTCGCCTGCATAAGTAATGGTTTTCTTTTCCCAAGTATCTGTCGTGTCTATTGTAAAAGATTTATTAATATGTCTTGCGTTAGTTCCATCAAACAATTCAGCAATGTATAGACCTGTTTTGTTTGATTTTACCCAAAACGATAGAGTAACTGATTCAGCATTAGCTGTACCTTTTTTAAGTTGTTGTAAATTTTGACCTTCAATACCTTGTGATAATAATAAAAAATCACCTGTTGCTGGACTTGCATCTGCTGTGGTACATAACATTTTTACGCTATTTGCAAAACCTTGTCCACCAGGCACATCAGTATCTTGACTCATTGTCCAAGTACCTAGAGTTTGAGGTGAAAAAGCAAATCTATCAACACTATGATAACCACCAGAAGTAATACTGCTAGTACTTGTACCTCTCTGAGCCACCTGCATCGCACCATTGATGATAATGTTTTTTGTGCCTAGTGGTACTGTAGATGCAAAGTCAGCAGTAACAATACTGCCATCGGTTATCTTGTCTATGCCTGTATCGCCATTGATTATGACTGCCATTATTCTGCCTCCTCTGGTTCGTTTCCTTCAGCTTTCCACGCTAAAAATTCTTGGTAGTCTTTATTTGCTTCGTCTGCTGGAATTAAAGCATTATCAGATAGTCTAATAATTGCTCCAGTTTCTTCGTTTGTTATTGCATCTTTATATTTTTTATACATAATCATAACTCCGCATCAACTTTCCAGTTAGTAATATAATTTCCATCTCCTGTTTTTGTAAAACTAAAATCACTTATAGATGCAGTACCTGCTGCTCCAGTTCCACCAACAACAGTAACAGTTGGAGATGC